GGCTGTAGCGCCGCTTTCTATTCCATCAAGTTTACTATGGTCTGCATCTGTAAATACGTTTGAGTCAGACGCTGAAGCTACAAGTGCTCGTATTTCTGCTGCTGTTTGGTCTCCTGTTGCACCCGCTTCTATATTATTGAGTTTTGTGTGGTCTGCATCTGTAAATACATTTGAGTCAGAAGCACTCTCTACAAGAGAACGAATTTCTGCTGCTGTCTGGTCTCCTGTTGCTCCGCTTTCAATGCCATTTAACTTAGACAAAAGAGCGTTTGTAAAGTTATTATCTGTCGGAGTATCAATACTAATTGTAGCTTCTGTTCCAGAAACTGCAACATTCAGTCCACTTGTAAAATTAAGAGCAGTAGCGTCACTTATTTCAAGTGCGTTATCTTCTTTTACAATAAGTTCAGGAGTCGCAGTAGCATTTACAGTAGAAGTTGCATCAATAACTACACCATTCAACTCAAGATTTGTACCGTCAAACAATACGTACTTGCTCTCGTTACCAAATACCATTTTACCACCAGTAAGGTTTAAAAAAGCACCGCTCTCTCCTGTTCCTGGAGCCGCGTTCGCATCTGGTATATTTCCACCTTTTAGTGTTCCTGCAGTAATGTCTCCAATGTTTGCAGTAATTGCCGAAAGAGTTGTAGTACTAATATCAGTTGCAGTAACTGCACTTGCTGTTAGTAGTGTGGCAACAATAGAGTTTGCTGTAACTTTGTCTGCTGTGATTGCATTTGCCGCAATAGCATCCGCAGTAATTTCTCCTGCTACAATGTGGTTTGCGTTAATTGAGTCTGCATCAATTTCACGAGCAGTAATTGCGTTTGCTTGAATTTTGTCAGCAGTGATAGAGTTTGCTGCGATTTTGTCTACACTGATACCGCCATCTTTTACTGCAATTGTACCATCGTCAAGAGTTTCTGTTGTGCCTTCTACGTCGTCCGAAGAGCTTCTTAGAGTAATGAAGTTGTTTGTTGAGATTGTATTATCAGTCTTTGTAATTTCAGCAAAAATACAATCATTTGCGTAGTCAGGACGGAAAGTAGATCGGTAGCCTGTAATATTTGTTTTTGCCGTGCCAAAGGTACGATCGATAAGTAATTTAGTATCTGATATAATTGCAATTACAGTTGCACCGTCTCCTCCAGAAGGAGAAGTAGAATTTTGCAAGTTAAGAACGTCTCTTAGTTCTACATTTGTATTAAATCCGCTTCCTGTAACTTCATTTGAGTCTGCTGCAACTGATACAGTGCCAATTGAAGTCCAGGCGGTTGAAAGCGCAGCATTTCCTGTAGCTACATCTCTGTAAAACTGTACGTCTGATAAAGCAGTAGAATTATACTCTAATAATTTTAGTGAAGGAGTAGTAACGTCAAGGTAAAGATAGTATTCTTCGTCTGTAGAGATATTTGCAACATTTTTTGTGCCAGTGATTGTATAAGTAATAAAAGGGTTAGCTACAGAAGCCACACTAGTGTTTGTTGCTTGAAACTGGAACTGATTACTAGAGTTAATAATTCCTTGAGCCGTTGATATAGCTCCTTTAGGAATACCCCCTGGCATACGAGGTACATTTTCGCTATACGGGTCATAAACTCCGTAATCAATAGCACTGAAAGAAGAGAAATTTCCTTTTCTTGAAATAGCACGAACTTTTAACGTTACACTACCATTTGGCACATTGTTGAGTGCTACTTGGCGTTTATCAGTTCTTATCGGACTTTCTATTCCGGTAATATTATGCACAACTTCATATTGTGCTATCAAGTCTGAGTCTTCTTGGTCCCACTCAAAGATTAACTCTTCTCCAGGTTTCTTAGCATCTGTAGCAAGAATTACTCGAGGATTTACAGGTCGAGGTATAGTTACTGGCTCGTTTTCAATATAAATTGTAGAAGGAGTTATTCCTAAAGCATAATCTTCTTCTATTGCAGTAAACTTTTCATCGAAATACTCTACCGCACTAATTCCAAATATATTCGGACTTTCTTCCGTAATATTTAAAATTTTGTACATTTTTTCAGAGCCCGCAACATTCAAGCCGCCAGAAGTTTCTTTTAGAGCCCAAATATTATGCTTTGAAGGAGTAGTGTCAAAAGTTGCAGAGTTTGCAAGAGTTACTGTATTTGTAGTGTTACCTGGATTTGTAATTTCATGAGTTTCTACATAAGTATAGGGCTTCCAAATTGTCGGAATTAACTCTGTCCCTGAAGCATCCGAAAATGCATTCGAAGCTCTTTCTTCTGTATCTAAATTTACTAATATGTAGGAGGAGCCATTATACACATATGCTTGATCTATCTTTTCCCCTCTTTCATAAGTTACTGAGTTTATTGTAATACTGTCTTCTGATGCATTTAACGCAGCAGGCTCTGTAACAAGAGTACTCAATTCATAAGTAGAACCTGAATTAAACGCAACATTTCGGTCAAAAGTAAGAGTTGTAGAAGTAGCAGAGCTCGTACGACCACTATAAGCAATTCCAAATCTGTCGGCATCTTGTATATTTACAATATCTCCTGGTTTAACATAGTGAGCTGCCAAAGATGTTTTAAATGATACAATTTCTGTTTGATTTTGAGCAGTCCAAAGTTTCCATCGACCATAACGAATGGCTTGACTTTCGGAAGTTGCTCCAAAAGCTACAACATTTTCGCTAATAATTCTACCTGTTCGTACAATGCTTTCTCGGTCTTCTACAACCAAAGGAACTGGTTGATAGTTAATTGTAGGGTCGTTCCAAGTAACTACGACTTGGTTAACGCGAGTACGAGAACCAGAAGATTCATATGAAAACGCTCCATCTATAACATTGCCTTTTGTAAAGTTATAAATAGGATCTTGAGGCGCATCTTGCACAGGAGTAACTTTGCTATCCTGCCAGTAAAGTATTCCGAGAAAGATTGTTGCAAAATCTTTGAGTACTTTGTATACATCAGTTGCTTTTGTAAGAAATACATTTGCACGAAAACGCGGCTCAACTTTGCAAGCTGTTCCAGTGCCTGTTATAGTTTTACTTGTTGCTTGAAAAATAGTGTCTACAGTATTTGCAGAAGCACCTAAAGAAGTCCAAGTAGTGGTTCCTACTGTTTTAATTTTGTAAAACTCTCCTATAACAAGAGGAGAAGTTGAGTCAAATTCGCTTCCATCTTCTACTAACTCATCGCAGTACCGAGCTATTCTATAAAGAGCATATTTGTCAATATCTGTTTCTTTTAACCATTTTCCGGCCCCGTAACGATTATTTGTTACGATGTCATAAAATACCCACGCAGGGTTATCCGTATATTGAAGAGTTTCACTAAATTCTCCATCCCAGAATCCTTCATACTTTGCAATACCTGTAGTTGAATATTCTCGAGGAGTATATGTAGACGGAACTTTTACAAGTTTTCCTTCTAACAAATAGCTTCTTTTAGGTACTCCATCGAATTGACGAGAAGAAAAACTTACAGAAGCAACCGAGCTATAGGGATAAGTAAAATAATCTTTTATTACTGCACGCAGATTTTCTATAGAAGCATTTGCGGCAAGCTGCCATTTTTTCTTGTTTGGATCATTTTCATTTGTACCGCTTCTTCTAACGGGAAGCCCTATGTGCCGAGTTACTCGAAAAACTCGAACTTGAAAATCTTCGAAAGGTCCTNCTATATTTCTATATCCATCTAAGTTTATATCATGGTCAAAAGAGACAGGAGCATTTGTATTTGCAGAATGCCTTACATAAGTATCTCCTGGAAATAAACTTTTCCAAGAACCGTACGAACCATTTTGTTCAAAACGAATCTGCATCACATAAAATGCGTATGCAGTTTCCTTGTCACCTTTTTCTAAATTAATTACTTGAAATGCGGGATACTTTATACTAAACCCAATTTCATCTGCTTCTGTAATTTTTACCGCAGTGTCTAAGCCAAAAGCACTACTTGGTAAAACAGTAACTGAATCTGCCATTACTGAAAAATCTGGGTTGCCTGGAAAATCTTTACTTCCATTTATATTCGGAAGACCATTTTTATCAAAAATAGTAACTCCGAGACTGTCTGCTAGAGTTTGACTTATAATTTTTAATTCTTGAGGTCCGCTAATAAGACTTGTGTTTCCTACGACTGCTACAGCACCTCCTACTCCTCCTGTAGAAGAAGTAACAGGTTGATAAAGGTCTCCTTTTCTAAAATCAATATTTAATTTATGAATTTTACTAACAACAGACGATTGTCCCGCTGCAACTTCTCCATTGTCATCAATTGAAGTTTGTGCTCCGATAATAAATTTATACGACCCCGAAGCAGGAGAGGTTGCTAAAGTTATTTGGTTATTAGCTGAGTTAATATTTGTTATATTTATGGTATAATCAACAACTACAGTAAAAGTACCTGTTGTAGGAGGAGTTACACCCCATGTTATAACAGATATAGAATTTCCGACGCCCGCATAGAAAAAACCTAAGATTGAAATATCGTCTTGAATTAAATAAACAGTAGCAAATGCTTTTCCGTTTAATTGGTCCCCCGAGTTCCAAGTAGTATCAAAAGGAGTACCCGAAGTCGCAGTCAAAGTAAGTATTAGTCCAGAGCCAGAGGAGGGTACTGTAGTATTTGTTACTGTTGCAGTCGTAGTTTTATAGTTTTGCAGAGTAATAGAACGAGGAGAGTTTTCATCGAGCTCTAGCTCTGATATATCTAACTCATCAGAAAGTGTTCCTACAGCCGTACCAGAAAAAGTTACATTTCCGGAAAAACTTTGAGCATCTCCAGGAGGCTGATATGAAGTAAATTGAGTAAAATTTGCATCTTCTACCGAAACATCATCTAAGTGTAGTCCAGCTTTTCCATTTACTAAACCTCGAATTGGACCTTCGCAAATTAAATCAGTTACATTTACATTTTGCGCAGTCGCTCCTCGAGGAGTTAGTCCGTTCGGGTTTAATCCACTGCCTAAAAAATCTGTAGTAGGAATGTTAATTGTCATTTATATACCTTTACTTTAAAAACCCGGTAAATTACGTATGGGGCTTGGGGGCCATTCTGGGTTGTCTCCCGGGCCTGGAACAGTGTTTGGATTATCGGTATCAGCAGGAGAGTCCATTAAGACTCCGCCATGATCGTAAAAATTTAATCTTTCATTTCGAACATGGAGGCTTATTGGTCTTCCCGGAACCCTGAGTTTACCATATAAAACTGGAACAGGGTCTCCTTCAATAAGAGTTTGTCCCGTACCTTGAAACAGGTAACTTTCATCTTGGTCGTTGTCTACACTGGGGTCGGGGGCTAAAATTTCTGAAATACCCGTCATTGCAAGATTTACACCTATACTTCCAACAAGAGCAGTGGCTGTTAAAGCAGCATATCCTGATGCGCCTACTTTTGTTCCTGCCGCCAGAGCTTTTGCTGCTGCTGAAAATCCAGGTATTTGAAAACTTAGATAAATCAGAACAGCTCCAAGAATTACTTTTCCTGCTCCCTTAGAACCTGCAGGAACTGGCGTGATTAGCATATCCCCTTTTCCGTATTGGAGTAAAAGTTCTGTTTCACTATTTAAAGGAGTATCCTCAATTTTACACACAAAACCTACATTCCTTTCTTGGCAATCTATTAAATACTTTCGTATCTCAGGATAGTTACACTCTAAGCAGCGAAATACTTCAGAAAAAGAACTTACATTCATAGTAAATTCTTTTCCGAATTTATCTCCAAGCTCTCCTTCTAAATATACTTTACGCTTCATGTCTATATATTCCTATAAGATGCTTACCCCAGAAAGGGTAAAGAGACTCTCTACAAGAAAGTCTGTTTTCTGCGTGATGGAAAAATATATCATTTGTCAAGTAAACTCCACAATGATTTCCAACGGAACTTTCTACTGCGAAGACCAATAAATCATTCTTTTGAGGAAAAGTTACTTTTTTAAATCCCCATTCATTTATTACTTCTTCAGTAAAATAATCTAATCCTTTTAACCACCAATCGTCTTCGAATGCTGCTCTTTTTGGTATGTTTATACCTTCATTACTTAGCCAATCTCTCATAGCTTCAAAACAATCGCTAACACCAAATTTATAATCTCTTCCTATAAGAGGATTAAAGTTTTGTTTTGGCTCTAAGATGTTTAGTTCTAGGTCTGGATAGCTAAAAATATAGTACGGTACTCCGAGTGCATTGCAATTATTTATATCATTTTCGCTAGGTTCGTTACTACTGTCTATATGATTGTGAACAATTGCATAAATGTCTGCTTGCTTTTTTACATCAAACCAATCTTCAGAAGACATAATAAAGTCTTCTTTGCCTTCTGCTACATTTTTACAAGGAAACCATCTTTTTTTACCTTTTACTATCCCAATTATTCCACAACCTTCTTGAGGGTACTCTGCATCAAAGTGTGCTTTAATTTCTTCTATCATCTAAACTGCTTTGCTCCTGGAAAACCTCCAAACGGTAGTGCATAAGAAGTATTTAAATCTTCGTTTGAGTTATTTCCCTGAAAACGAATTTTACAAGAGTTTAAAGTTTTACCACATACATCTAAACGTTTCCAATATCCTCTAGAAGTAGTAGGGTTATGCTGCCCATTAAATGTTTCTGCAGGAACTGATCTTATAGCTTCCCATATCTCTGTGTGCCCGTCTCTAACTGTTTTTGTTTTGTACCCTACAGACCTTGAAGTGTTTTGAGTACTTGAATTGTAAGTTGGAATAGAAGATATATTTTTAGTAATTATATTATCGTCTTTGTCAAAAAATCTTCCTCTACTATCTAAGGGCCAAGTACAACCTCCGTCTTTAGAATTTGTTACAGGATCTTGAGACCTGTCAGGGTAAAAATGTCCTTGGTATTTCCAAGGACAGTATTTTCCAATAACAACTCTATTTGGCAAAAGAACTCCTTCTATATCCATAGGGGTTGCTAACTCAAACTCCGCTAATACGTTATTTTCTGAAGATACTCTATCAATTACGTATGTTTGAGAAGGGAACTCAACAGGAGAAGAGCTAGGAGCGGAATCTGAAGAAGTATAAGTCTTAGATAATAAAGTTCTTCTTACTACAACTTTTGAATTCAACAAGTCTTCATTATTAGTAATTCCTTCAGAGTTTAATATATCAAGTATACTTTCTTCGTCGTCTATGCCGTCAGAATTATTAGAAATATTTCTAGAAAGAACAGGTATATTTGCTACGCTTAACGTAGGCCTATTAGAGGCTCCAGAACTTGAAAATTCAATACCTTGTATTTGTATAGGTATTGCTATATACTCTTTCAATGGGTATATAGAGCCGTCTATTTCTTTTTGAGGAAAATAAATATTTGTTGTACCGTCATCAAGACCATCAAAAAAATTTACTACTGTTCCACTTGGTAAAGTAATATCAAATAATACTATTAAAGCATTGTCAGTTTCTTGCAATTGTACTGTATCAATTATATCACTCATGGCTCATATACTCTTCGTAATGTGCATGTAAGAGAATGAAAATTTTCTCGAACATAGTTTATGTCGTATGTATCACACACAACTTTTATTGTTGTATTAGAAAGATTTCCGCCCGTAAAAGTATCTGTTACCGTAAAGTCGAAATTTTTTGCTGCTCTATCATCAAAAAAAGCAGCAATTAAGTTTATATCTTCAGCAGTACGATTATTAAAAGATAAATTAAAAGAATCGTCTTTTGTATTTATACCGTCTAAAACTCTCTGTTCATAACCGTCTCCAAACTTTGCTGTCAATACACGGTGTTTTGAAGCTCGAGTCATTCCTCGATCCGCTGTAGCCTCAAACGCGGACTGTCCTGTAGTATTTTTTAAACTATTCACATCAGAAGCAGAGATTGTAAAACTGAACGTAGACATTATGATACTCCCATCGGATTAAGTATTCCACCTGCACGTTTTTGATTTAAAAGTTCTTTTTGTACTGCTGCTGCAATCGCAGACCCTAGATTAGCTCCTTCATTACTGTCGGCTTGACTATTTTCTTTTGCGTTTCCTTGCCCGTCTATTGCAACATTTACAGTTACGTTATTTTGCTGTCCTGCTCCCCGTAAATCTACAGGAATTGATTTATTGTTTGGAAGAGGTACTACTGCTTCTGTACCATGCAGCACTGCAGGATAACCTGCTTGAGAGCCTTTTGCAATTCCTCCAGCAGAATACCCTTCTACTTTTTTACCGTTTGAGAATACTCCTCCATATCTTGCAGTTGTTTGAGTTACATACCCAAATCTATCTCGTACTGTTGTGTCGGGAACAACATTTCCGCCTCCTGCAGTAGTAGTTCCTAATCCTATAATACTTCTAAGAATCATTAAAGCCACCATTTCAGCAATTACTCTTGCAATAACCTGTAATATAGATTGTCCCATGCTTAAGAATGCTTCTTTTACACTTTGTGTTCCGTCAATTATAGAAGTAAAAGCACTTGTCATTCCTTGCTCAATAGACGTGTAAATATCTTTTTGTGCAGCTAATAGTCTATTTGCAATTTCTTGTCGTTCTATCAAACTTTGCACAGCTGACTTTTGCTCCTCAGTTAAAACTATGCCTTTAGACTTTGCACTAATTAAAAACTCTTGATACTTTTGTTCTATAGGATTTAAAGAAAGAGCTGCTCTGCGTGCATTCGTTAGCTCAAGTTGAGTTTGTAACTCTCGAACTAAAGCATTTCCTCTATCATTAAATATTTCTAACTCTAGCTGTGCTTGTCGTCGTGCATTTATGCTTGAAGTCATACCTTGAATAGCACTTAAAGCTCCGGAGCGCGTACCTTGTCCGCTTAAGTATGCATCTGCAGCTTCTTCTGCCGAAGCAATAGCTGCTTTTTCTGCTTGCATCGCTGTATTTATATTTTGTTGTAGTCGCTGTGCTTGTGCTTCAGCTGCAGCCCCTGCTTGATTAAATCCAAACTGCCCTCCTAATCCTGCACGAATTCTTTTTTCTCTTAAAGTAGCTTCATTTAATGCAATTTGTTTTGCTATTTCTTCTTCTTTTAATTTATTAAGTACTTTTTGAAACTCTAACTTTCTTTCTTCTATTTTTCTACGAAGCTCTGCCAATCTATTTGCTTCATTTTGTAAATTTATATCAGCTTCTGTCTGAGTGTATGCGAGTCTTGCGGTAGCAAGCTGCCCTTTTTTCTCTTCGGACAGTTTTTCTTCATTTTGTCCAACTTCTTCTAATATGGTTTTAATTTGAGCATCTAACAAAGCTTGTTTTTCTTTTAGTTTATTTGTAGAAACAGTTTCTTCTTTTCTAGCGGCATCTATATTTGCTTGTTTTTGGTCAATAGTTATACCTACTGTTTTCATTTTTGCAGCCTCAAGAAGAGCTGTGTTTTCGTTGTCTCTTAATTCTTTAATTTTTATTACTGCGGCGTTTAAGTTTTTTTGAAGTTTAAGTAAATACTGTTTTCTTTTTCCTTGTTCTTGTAGCTCTTCATTTGATTCTTCTACTGCTGCTGTATGAGCTTTTTGTGCTTCTACAAATTGTTTTGCGCCTTCTGTAAGAGCTTTTCCATTGTCGTCGAACTTAACAAGCTGATCGTTAAACATTGCAACGCCGCTATTTAAAGTTGTAAGTTTTGGCTCCTTCTTATTTAATGCAGTCAGTTCTTCTCCTAATGTGACAGACGTTGCATTTATATTATCTAACTCTGCCGAAATAGCATTTAGCGCTTCTGACCCGAAAGGTTTTTGCAAGTTTCCAATTAATTTACTTACAGCACCATTTGTAGCATCTGTCATTTGCTTTCCTTGACTGAAAGCATTATACAAAGTTCCATACTCATTTGCAACTTGGCGAACTTGTTTTATTTCATCTACCCGTAAAGCTCTACCTTCTTGTTGGGCATCGAGTAAAGGCTTGAATCTTTCGTCTAATTTAAATGCTTCTTCT